TCAACGCTGCGGGGATTGAGTGGGAACGCTGGCCAGGAGTGAAGTCAGGGAACTGAGGACTGGGGAGGCTCTGGCTTCTTGGGTAGCGATCCTGGTCGTAACATAATATACAGAATGCGGCTGACCGGAGCCGGAAAAGCCTTGTGAATCAATGGCTTTAGCGCGTGCGGCGCCTGGTGCTGCGAACACTACCAGCATCAGCACTGCCGCCGCCGCGCTTAACCTGTCCAGCACTGAGCGCCAGACCCTACGCTGAGCCGGGGTCTCGGCCTGTTCCTCCATCACTCGCACGACGATCTCGCCATCCAGACCAGCGATGGCGGCCAGCGCAGTTGCGTGCATTTCCGTGATCACTCCGCCCTTGCGCCACTTCGATACGGCGCTTGCGGTCACGCGCAATTTCTCCGCCAAAGCCCTGTCCGACGGGCGTTCGCACTTCTCGCGGGCCTTGTCTAGCAGTAGGTCGATGCTTCGCATGTGGAGTACCAGTTGACACGGGGATCAACTGTGAGTTTATATCGCCCCGCGTCAACTGGTAGTTGATGCCCCGCCACCGGCACCCCAAGGCCGCTGGCGGGTTCCCTTGGGGGCTTGGGGCAGGGGGAGAGGGATGATCGATCCGTTCATTGCCTTCGTGCTGCTGGCGGCCATCGTGGCCGTTTCGATTGGCAGCGCAAAACTCGTTTCGTGGTGCCTCGACCGGCGTGGGGAGTCTGCCCGTCGCAGTGCACGCGAAGCGGCCATCGTCGCCCAGGCACGCGCCGAACTGGCCGCCACGGGCTGGACCGCTCGGGACGAGGTCGACTACCAGTCACGCCGTCAAGGTGGCCGTCATGGCTGAACTCCTGCGCGATCCGTTTGTTGTCGCCCTGCTCGGTGGCGTGCTGCTTACCGGCCTCTACTGGTCGCTGGTGTTCGCCCTGCGCGGCAACGGGGGGCGGAATGGCCGTTGATCGCGCTCGTTTCAGGATGGCTGTAGAGGGCGGGGCAGGGGGCTTTTCCCCGCTTTCGCCCGGTCAAAAGGGGCAGCGGGCGGCGGCGGAGATTGGCCCGGGGAGTAACACGGGCCAAAAGGGTCAGCAGGACGCAATCATCGACTACCTGACCATTGTGGTCCCGCTCTCCGCCCTTGAGGAAGTGAACTGCAAGAAGCTCGACCTCTTGCTGTTCCGCATCTTCGGTTTTCGTGGCGAAGTGGTTGCCGGTGCGATTCGTGAGAAGAACTGGAACTTCTACGAGCAGTCGGCGGTTTTGATCGACCGGGAAAACGAGGTTGTTGGGCGTGTCGGCATTGGCGGCAAGAAAAGCACCGTGTGCCTGAGCCTCACCGGCATGGGTTGCAAGTGGATTCGTGACTGGGCGCGTGTCTACAAGCAGTGCGCCATGCTCGGCGCCAAGATCACCCGCATTGACTGCGCGCACGACGACTACGAAGGCGAACGCCTGGACGTGCATGCGCTCCGCGAGGTTGCCGCTCAGGGTGGCTTCACCGAAGGCGGTTGCCCGCCGCGCCATCGCTTCATTTCCGATGAAGGCCACAACACCGGTTGCACGCTGTACGTGGGTGGTAAAGGCCACAAGGAACTGTGCGTATACGAAAAGGGCAAGGCCGAAGGCCTCTCGTCCTCGCGCTGGGTGCGTGCAGAAGTGCGCCTATATGGCAAGCACATGGAAATCCCGCTGGATGTACTGCTGAATCCCGGCGCGTACCTGCGTGGCTCCTACAGCGCGCTGCAGAACCTCATTACGGGCGTGTGCACGCGACTGCGCACGCTACAAAAGCAGGTGGAAACCTCTGTCGAAGCCGGTATCGAGTGGGCGAATCGACAGGTAGGGCCTTTCCTCAACGTCCTTCGCGGAGCGCTCGGTGATTCATGGGCCGACTTCGCAGAGAGCCGCATCCTCCGTGACGGTCACCCCGGACGGTTTCGCGGTATTGCCAAGGGTGAACCACTCCATCGCTATGTGAGAGAAAAACTATGCCTATCTGCCGCGTGAAGTCCGCTGCCGTCGAAGAACGGCACAACAGCAAGACCAACACCATCAACCGCTCGCAGACCGTTGGTCTCGACTTGGGCAACGGCTTCGAACTGCCGTTCCGTGTCGGCCTTGGCTCGCGCCCGCCGTATACCCCGGGTGAGTACGACATTGACCCGCAGTCTTTCGCACTGAGCCAGTACGGCGATCTGGTGCTGAAGCGTTACGTCGACCTCGTTCCGCTGCAGGCGAAGGCCGCAGCCGCACCGGCGAAGCCGTAACCCATGGCCGTGCTGATCCCCGCGTGCCGCGAGGCCGACCTGGACACGGCCACGGGGACCTGCACGGCTGTGATCTGGATTCCTCAGCCGGCACTGCTGCCGGAACTGCCGATTGAGGATGCACAGGCCATCGGCGCAAAGATCGCGCTCCTGTGGGCTGTTGCGTACGTGTTCCGGCTCATTCGCAAAAAAATCGAACAGTCCTAGGAGGACACATGCAGAAGATGTTGAAGGCCCTGAAGGGTAAGAGTGCCGCGCTGGCGGCTGTCGGTACCGCAGCACTGGTGTCGGTGCCGGCATTTGCGTCCGGTGGTGGTACCAGCGTGGACGTGGGTGCTGTGGTTTCGGCCATCAACGCGGCTTTGGGTCCCATCGGTCAGATCGGTGTCGCGGTGCTGGGCGTGCTGGTCGGCATCAAGGTCTACAAGTGGGTGCGCCGCGCGATGTAACGGCAACCGGGGGGGCAGGGCCAACTCCCTCCCCCCGGTCTTCTAACGCCCTGGACAGGGCAGGGGGCTTGGGATGGAAGGGTGGATTTGGCTGTGCGCATGGCTTGTGGCCTGCGCGATCATCTTCTTGGATTTCAGCTGATGCACCGGTTGCTTCTATGGTGCGCACTGGCTGTCTTTGGCGTCGGCGCATGGCCGCATGATCTGTACGCACATCCCGTTACGCAGTGTCAGCTTTCAACGAATCCAGCCTGCGATGAAGGGGTGGCATACCAAGCATTGCAGGGGATGCCGAGCGCACACTGCGGTGCGCTTTCGCCCGGTGCGTATCCGCGCGATTTATCCATTGATCATGATCAACGAGGTCGCAGGTATACCGCGACTTTCGGTTGTCTCAATGCTAAGGGTGGCAACATCGCAAATGATCAAAGTCACTTTACGGTCTATGGCGCTACATGCGCTGATCGCAAGCAATACAACGGTGCGTTTCCTGGCAGTCAGTACAAGCCCCGCAGTGGGTCGATCTCATGCGATCTCGGGTGCTCAACATACTGGACGCACAATATCGATGGCACGGTGAACGGTGCGCCTGATGGCTCCATCTGTACGCCGGAAAAGTATGACTCGGATGAGGATTGTCAGCGCAATGGTGCTGGTTACTACTACAACCGCCAGATCGGCGTCTGCGAGCCTCCTGAGTCGAAGTGCGAAAACGGTAAAAGCGCAAATTCTCTGGGTAAGTGTGAGCCAGAGCCCTGCCCGGAGGGCATGGTTCAGAACCCCGATGGCACTTGCAAGAAGAAAGACAATGAGTGCCCCGCTGGCAACGTGCGCTCACCAGATGGTAAGTGCCTTCCTGGCGACGGCCAGTGCGCGAAGGGCGAGGTTCGTGGTCCGGACGGGACGTGTAAGAAGGACGCGGATGACGATGGCAACCCGGATGAGCCGGGCGATAAAGACACCTTCTCTGGCGGTGATGATTGCAGCGCGCCGCCTTCTTGTAGCGGCTCCCCGATCATGTGCGGTCAGGCACGAATTCAGTGGCGCATTGACTGCAATACGCGCAAGAACCGGAACATTGCCGGTGGGGCGTGTAACACGATGCCGGTGTGTACAGGTGAGAAGTGCGATGCGATGGAGTACTCGGGCCTGCTGATGCAATGGCGGTCAGCGTGCGCTCTGGAAAAGATGGCGAACTCAACCGGGAATGGTGGTGAGAACGGGGATTTAAAGGCGATTCGTGACGCTTTGACCGGCACTGGCGGGACGGTCACGTTGCCCCCTGATCGTCCAGCTTCTGACGCATGGGCGCCTGGCGGTGGCAAGGTTACCAATCCGGACACAAGTGGATACGGTTGGGGCGGCACCTGTCCTCAGCCGCCAAGCATCGAAGTCTTCGGCAATTCAATTCAGATCAACACGGCCCCGCTCTGCAATTGGTTGTTCCTCGGGGGCTACTTCGTGATGGGGCTGGCCGCGCTTGCCTCTCTTCGTATCGTTGCATCTAAGGACGCCTGACCATGCCATGGCTTATCAGCTCGCTACTTACCGGCCTAGGCGGAATTTTTCGTTCCAAGTGGGGACCGTGGGTTACTGAGGCGATGGTGTGGCTCGGCTTGTCCTGGGCAACCAACGAATTTCTTGTTGACCCATGGGTTCAGCAGATGGAACAGGCCATGCGCGCCGGCGCGCCCGGCGGTGAGTTCGGTGCACTGGTGATGGCCTATGCGGGCATCATGAAGTTCGACGTGGCGTGCACGATGATTGCCTCGGCTGTGACTGCAAAGTTCGCCGTGGGCGCTGTGAAAACAGTTCTGACGAAGCGGACCTGATATGCCTATCGAACTGTTCACCGGTCAGCCCGGCAATGGCAAAACAGCGCTGATGATGGAGCGGCTTGTCGCCGAGGCGAAGGCTGCAAGCCGGCCAATTTTCGCCGCTGGCATCGACGGGCTTGATCCCGGCCTTGCGACTGTTCTGGATGATCCGCGCCACTGGAACAGCAAGGACGCTGAGGGGAATTACATCGTTCCGGATGGGTCTCTGATCTTTGTCGATGAGGCGTGGAAGTGGTTCGGCCACCTGCATGACGCAACCCGCCAGCAGACGCCGCGCCATGTGCTCGAGCTGGCTGAGCATCGCCATCGTGGCCTGGACTTCGTGTGGACCACGCAGCAGCCCAACCAGCTGTATCCGTTCGTGCGCGGCCTGATCGGATCGCACGCTCACGTGGTTCGTCGCTTCGGTACGAAGATGCTCGACGTCTATCGCTGGGGCGAGTTGAACGAGGAAATCAAGTCACTCGCTAAGCGTGACATGGCGCAGCGCACGACCCGGCTGCTGCCTTCCCAGGTGTTCGGCCAGTACAAGTCTGCCGAGGTCCACACGATCAAGGCGCGTATTCCATTCAAGGTGATGCTGTTGCCGGTGCTGGTTGTTGTTGCCATCGTTTTCGCCTACTTGGCCTATAGGTCGCTCACTTCATCCGGCCTTACGGGGGGCGAGGGGAAAGAGGGGACGCAATCGGCGTCAGCCGATGCGGCCCCTTCGCCGTTCCGTCCTGCGGGAGCGAAGGAAGATGCGCCGCGTTGGCCGACTGCCGCTGCATACGCCAAGGACCATCTGCCTCGCATCAGCACCATGCCCTGGACTGCGCCGGTCTTCGATGAACGTCAGGCGCGTTCCGATCCGCAGTTGGTGTGTATGTCGTCACTGGAAGGGCTGGATGCGCAGGGCGTGCGACAGGAGGCCAGCTGCCGGTGTCTTACGGAGCAGGGCACAACCTACGAGTTGAGCCAGCCGGAATGCCGCACGCTGGCGCGCAACGGGCCTGTCTATAACCCCTATCGCGAACGATCAGAGGAACGCAGTAAGCAGCGATTTGACGACTCCGGTCGATCCCAGCCGGATGCGGCAATGGGGCGTGTCGGTGGTGTGGCCCAGCACGTCGAGCGCTCCATGGGCACGTTTCCGGAGTCGCCGTCCTACCGATCTGATTCCTACATGACCACGGCGCCGGGGCCGAACAAGCTGTGACCAGTTGCGCGCGCGAGCTGTTGAAGTGGTTGGCCGTGATCCTCATGACCGGGGATCACGTTGCCAAGGTGATCTATGGCGGGTACGTGCCTGGACTCAGCGAAGCGGGGCGGGTGGCCTTCCCGCTGTTCGCACTGGTAATGGCCTACAACCTCGCTCAACCAGGTGCGGATGTAGATAAGTCTGTCCGCAGGCTCGCGCTGTGGGGTGTCATCGCGCAGCCGGTGCACGCGTTGGCTTTCGGTCACTGGTTGCCCCTCAACATCCTGCTTACCTTCTCGCTTTCTGCATTGGTGATCTATGCGGTTGAGCGGCGCGAAAGTTCGGTGGTTGTGATGGCCGCGGGAGTGCTGCCGTTGGTCGTGGATTATCAATGGGCCGGGGTAGGGTTCGTGTTGCTGGCATGGCTGGGATTCCGCACAGGGCGGCCGCTGTTGACCTTGGCCGCGTTCGCGCCTCTATGCGCCTTCAATGGCAACCTGTGGGCGCTGGCGGCCATTCCCGTGGCCGTGGGGCTATCCCATACGGCGTGGCCGCTCCCGCGCGGGCGGTGGGCGTTCTACGGGTACTACGTCGCGCACCTTGCGTGCATTGGGCTGCTGGCGCCTATACTGCGGCCATGAGCCTGCGCCGATACCTCGACATTCACTACTGGATTGCCCGATGGATGGACCGGGCGTTCGACCGTCAGCACAAGAGCGAGCGGTCCTAACTCTGCGTCAGCATGGGTCGTTGGGACGATCTCGCCATCCACCCTCAATGCGCTGGAATCTGCGCCCCTGAATGCAGCGTTCCCCAGGTCTAAGCGGCTGTGGAGCGGGATCTGCGACGGGCAGGGTAATCACGCGTGGTTGCGGCGCCGCTTGCTGCATGGCCGCCCTGAACTCTTGATCAAACTTCTGCATGTCTGCCTTGAATTGCGCCTCTTCCTTGGCAGTCATCGGACGCGTTAGTTCGCGCGTCATAGCGGCGGCTTGTCGGCGGGCATTCCATTCGATAAGGCCCATCGCGATCGCGATCAGCAGGGCAGCGCCAACGCCCATGTAAATCCACGGTGATGTCGGCTCGGTTTGCCGGATCGGCCGTGAGCGGTCATTGCGAAAATGCACGTCGTGCAGGTCAGGCTTTCCGAAGGTCGGTTCGTGTCGTTCGCGTTCCATACGGCCCCCAAGGCGTCCTGCGCGCATTGTAGCCGGGGTGTAGGGGCGGCGCCCCTACGGGAGACGCCTCACACGCGCTGGCGGCGTTTCGGCCCCGGTACCGGCAGGACTGCTGCGGGCGGCTCGGCGTCGGGGCCAGCAATCGCGACCGACGACCGCTTTTTCCGGCGCTGTGCCAAGGCATCGGAGAGGTTCACCACGCTGGCGGCGTTGAAGGACAAGGGTTTCCGGGGCTTGCCGGTCGCGCGGCCGCTCTCCATCATCCGACGCCATTCCTGCGCTTGCGCAGCGGTGAGCGACAGCCAGGCCAGATCTTGCGGTTCCAGCTCGCGGCCCTCGGGCGTGACCAGTCGGCCACCCTTAAACGAAAAACCGGCCCAAGGGCCGGTCAGTTTCCGATCACGCAC